AATGACTGACGAACAGACAGTAGAGAGGGCATTACATTGGATGATGGAGAACGTCACCAAACTTGCTCAATCTACAGCCAATAGAAAACATTTGGAAGATTATAAGAAAGTTAAATGGGCAACTCTTGTCTTGAAGGCTCCAGAAGGAACGGTAGCATTTAAGGAAGCGTGGGCAACAGCCCATGATGACTACTCAGAATTATTGGATGGATTAAAGGTGGCTGTTCAGGAAGAAGCAGAGTTAAAAAATCTCTTTACAATTGCAGAGGCTAAAATTGAGGTATGGAGAACAATTCAAGCAAACAGCAGAGCAGGGGTGCAATAGTGACCCCAGAACAAACAAACGAACAGTGGCTTCAAGACTATGACGATGCTTATGAAGCAAGCCATCACAACGATTTATTAACGCAACAGCAACTACAGGAGCGAAAGAAAATGGCATGGGAACCTAAAGATAACTCTATAAGTATTTTTAAGAACAAATACAAGAGCAAAGATTCAGATCCGTTGCTTACAGGGAATGGCTTAGTAGGGGGAGAAGAGTGGAAAGTTAAGGCTTGGAAGAATGAAGACAAAAATGGGCAACCATACTTTTCTCTTAAATTCTCAAAGCCACAAGATAGCGGTCAGGGCTATTCCAAGCCACAAAAAACTGCTGACGATGAGATTCCATTCTAATGAAAATAGAATACCATGATGGTGAGACAATCGAGTTAGAATTCGATGAGAAGAAGCACTACTACACTATAGAGGGTAAGTACGCTCCTTCCGTAACCACCATTTTGGACTCTATTGCCAAACCTGCCCTCATTCCATGGGCAGCAAATGAGGGGGCTAAGTTCTTTTCCATGAATTATGGTAAACTTTTAGGTGAAGCCCCCTCAATGACTCACGCTGAGATGGCTAAGGGCATAAGAGGTGCTTTCAGAAAAACATCGGGATCAGCTTTGAACGTAGGAATGGCTGTACATAAGTGGTGTGAGGAAGCCATTCTGTGGAAACTGGGTAGAGGCGAGATACCCGATATGCCTACAAAGTGGGCAGAAGCAGAGAATTCAATCAATGCTTTTAGAGAGTGGGTTAAGGCAAATGAGGTCAAATGGCTTACCGTTGAGGAGAAGGTTTATAATCGCAAATACAATTATGCAGGGACAGTTGATGCTACCGCCATTATAAATGGTGAGTATAGCGTTATAGACTTCAAGACTTCTGGTGCTATATACTCAGCATATCATTTGCAATGTTCTGCTTATGCTAAAGCCATAGAGGACATGAGGGGAAAGCCAATAGAAAAGGCGTATGTTCTAAGGTTTGATAAGAAGACGGGTGAGTTTGAGTCTGGATCGTCTGTCGAGATAGAGGATAACTTTAGGGCTTTCTATGGGTTCCTTGTGGGGTACAACAGGCTAAAAGAACTGGAGAATAGGAAATGAGAGGAACAAATAACAAGTATGGTGATAAGCGAGAAAGAGATGAGTTTGATGCTAAAACCGACAAAAAGAGGCTCATGTTAGCTAGGAAGAAGTCTATGTTTGAAACAATTAGAAAGAAACTTTCTAGGGAGGAGAGATTGGAGTTAGCTGATTTAATAATTAACACCGATCAGGATTCTCTGGAGGGTGAACAATATAGGGTGGAGGCTAGATGCAGATTGCTATAGCAATATCTTTGTTAGTTTTTCTTTTGATTCTATGAGGATTTATGCCAAGAAAACTAACAACAGATCAAATTTATGAGGTCATAGTAGAGTTGTACGCAGAAGAAAAAAATTTAACAGAAATAGGTGAAGAGTTTGGGGTTTCGAGAAGGACAATACACAACATAAATGTTGGGGAATTATTTAGAATTTCTGATTATACTTACCCAATAAGGCCAATAAGGGAAAGAAATGAATCTACTAGTGATAGGTGATCCTCATGCTCACCCAGATTATGATAATGATAGGTTTCATAGTCTTGGCGAATATATTATCAAAACAAAGCCTGAGTATATTGTATGTCTTGGAGACTTTGCAGATATGCCAAGCCTATCCTCTTATGATAGGGGGACTAGGGGCTTTGAGGGGCGTAGATACAGGAAAGACGTAAAGTCGGTCATAGAAGCTCAGGAGATACTTCTTAATCCGCTTAAAAAGTTTAATGAGAAGAAGAGAAAGAACAAGGAAAAGCAGTACAAGCCAAAGTTGCATCTGTGTTTAGGCAATCACGAGGACAGGATAACAAGGGCTACTAACTCATCCCCCGAATTGGATGGGGCAATTTCTATTGATGACCTTCAGTATGAGAAGTTTGGGTGGAAGGTTACACCATTTAAGTCTGTTCTTACCATAAAGAATATATCTTTTAGCCATTACTTCACTACTGGAGTATCAGGTAGACCTATCTCAAGCACTCATATAGGTCATATGCTTGTTTCAAAGCTACACTGTTCTGCTGTGCAAGGGCATTCACACCTATATAACCATGCGGAGCAGACCAGACCAGATGGTCAGAAAGTATTTGGGTTGTCTGGAGGGTGTTATTCTCACCCAAAATATACTGAGAGTTGGTGTGCTGATACAGAGCATCAGTGGTGGAGAGGAATAATTCTACTGGAAGGGTTAGACGGAGATGGATATTACAATGGGATAAGGGCTATAACCCAAAGAAGTATAATGTGAACTACAGCACAGAAGACAAGGAAGTCTGGTGCAAACATGGGGAAAAGATTGAGAACCTTTTTGTTTCCACTATAGCCCCACCTATTGGGCTAGATGTCATCATAAATCCTGAGAAGAAAACAAACAAATATGCTCACGATCTTATTCTCGATGGAACAAAAAAGGCAGACTTAAAGAATCAGGGAACACCATTCTTTATGGCGGTAAGGTATGACTGTGACCCCATGGAAACGGTATCTTTTAATAAGAAAGATTATGATAGGTACAAAGAATTATATCCTGATATCTTTGTTATCTTCTGGGTAAATTGGGCTAAACAATCGAGGTATGGTGTAGATGTAGAAAGGAAGAACGGCGTATGGATTTTCTCTCTCGATGAATTAGGAAAGCAAATAAAAAATGCTCCGCTACATACATATCAGAAAAGAATTAAAGACAAAAAAGGAAATGCTAAAAACTCTTACTTGATAAAATTACTTGACTCCAATCAAGTGGATTGAATGATGGAGGACGATTGGGAGGATAAATATAATAAGGATCAGGCCAACAGGAGGCTACACTTTGCTAGGTTCTGTTGGAAACACATGAATGAGCTTACCCCAAAGGGTCGAATAACTTGGGAAAAAAGATTTGAACAGATGGAAGGAATCAGTTTACAAGATTACGCAAAGGAACGCATGAAAGAACGCAACCAGAAGGAAAAGAAGTTATCCCATAATAAGTAGGTTCTCCATCATTTTCTCCTAAGCCATCATGTCTGTCTAGCGTGGTGGCTATTTTTATTTCCCTATCGTCCTTGTGTACCAACCACCCAATGCTCTCAAATACTGGGCAAGTAACCTTATCGTGTGTTGTCCAATCTGAATGGGCTATAATGTCCATCCAACAGACTCTCACTATTTCTTTTTCTTCCTCTTCTCCAGTGGCCCCGGAAGAATCCAACCTAGAATCATCGGGACTAAGATAACTAATATCAATAACCATCCACCCATCTCCACAAGTTCTTGTAATAATGAAAAGAAATTAGAGGGGGCTTCTTGTATAATAGTAGCATCTCCTGTGACTTCAAGAGGCTGAGTAGGGGTAGGTTGCTCCACCACCTGATCCGCTACTACACTCGCTACAGAGGCACTTGTCGCACTCGCCGCTATGGGTGCAAGCACACCCCCAGAGATCACACTCCCAGCAGTCGCACCCAATCCTGCCGCACTCCCCACTATCGCCGCTTTCTTTAGTGATCCGCATCCGCTTATCAGGCAAACAACCACCAAGCAAGCAACAAGATTGCGATTGCCCATAAAGGTTTTTCTGAAACCTCTTTCCAAATCTTTTTGATTATGTCCATTCATTTTCTCCATAGTTATGTACCATTTGTTTCGCGCACATCTGTGCGTATTACCTTTTCTAGTTTTAGTGATTGTACTTTTTCATTAGGGACATATCTCCATATTAACCCTTCATCACGTATGCTTTCAAATACGGTGGTTGTCAATCCAACCTTGATTATTATGGCCTCATCCCCATCAAGTAAAACAACATCTCCGGGTACAAATACTTTAGACATTTTAAACTTCAACCCTTTAGCTATTGAAGAGGCGATCTCCTTCAACATTAAAGCTATAATTAAACTTATAAGTATGGTGATCCACGGCATTAAGAATGTAGTAATCTTAATGCTTGTGTCCATAGATAGAGTATTGAGATCCATCAGTCTAACAGTTGCTTAACCACCTCTCTGCCTTCCCAATTATCTCCAACCTCAACCTTTCTCTTCTCACATGAGTATCTAGTCTCGCCTGAATCGCTATCCTTCCATCCATTACGTGATAGTGTTCTCTTCATAGCAAGGCATCCGGGTACTCCCATTTCCACCCATTCACCATCTTTCTCATGGTGTCCCATGAATTCTATGATTCCACCATTAAGATATAGTATTAAAACAAACATTACTTTAACCATTAATGACCTCCATTTGCCTTAATGGACGATAAGTCATCCTTTAATTTCTCAACATGATTTTCTAAGCTCTCTATCCTTTGTTTGTAGAAGTCTAAGGTTAATGCTTGTTGCTGATCAAAAGGCGCCTTACCTGTTTCTATATTATTAAGAAGTTTATCGAACTCACCCGATAAGTGTTCAATCAACATGTACTGTTCGGCATCGTCTGGCAATGCCCCTAGCTCCCCTCTAGGCCATTTTATGCGAAATTCCGTATTCTTTACCAGATCAGACTCAAACAAAACCATTTGAGTTTCTATTTTATTTAACCTCTCAACTATACCAAAGTATGCCCACACCCCCAATGCTACTGCAATAATTAGTGAGATTAAGTTTCTCACTGGCATTGCAAATTTAGTATTATCGCTTACATTTAGCGGCGTTTCCACAGTCTTTTTCTTTTTGGTTTTCTATATTTTTCAGAAAGCAAACGATGAGCCACATCCGCAGGAATGCGCTCCCGTTGGAGGTATAAACTTAAATGTGGGTCTGAAAGGGTCTGCTTCCCAATCCATAGTTGCATCTCCAAGTAGGTTAATGGAATCGGCATCAGAGAATATATTTTCGGTAATCATGGTAGCATCCGTTGGCAATGTGCCACTGGGTGATAGCTTTATTTTGTAGCCGGAGCATCCTCCACCTTCTACGTATATACCCAAATATCCATCCCCATCTAAAACTTCTGTTATCTTTTCTTGTGCTTGATCCGTGATCGTCATTAGTCATAACTATATCCGCCATAGCCTCCTTTCTGTTGCATTGGCCCTTGAGGTGGGCCTGATTGTCGTAGAGCATCAAACAGTTGACCGTGTTGACTAGCAATCTCTCTATTCATTTCTCTAATATCCTCAAGCTCTTTACTCAGTTGAGCCACTTGGAACCTTAATACATCCAACCCTTTTATTGCTTCTTGAATAGCATCTTGATCGTCAACAACCTTTTTCAAATTATGGATTTCTATTTGACAGGCTGCCGCATCATCCTGTAAAGCAGGAATAGCACTACCCTGTATACCTGCAAGTCTGTCTACTTCAGCAGATAAAGATGAAGCCCACCATATGGCTCCTGATGTCTGAGCAATCAAAAAGAGTATTGCCCCAAAAAATTTAGCGTCTATCTTCATCCAGTTCTACCTGCAAATCTTCCTCTGAATACTTTGTTAAATTTGTAGTTATAGGTCATTCTATTCTTTTGTTTTCGTTCTTTCTTCTAGCGTTGAAATAATGCTTTTAAGACCATGCGATACTTGCCCAGAAAACACCCACGGAATTAAACCATGCACTATAGAAACAACACAAAGAAGTAATAAATGAAGACTAAGTTTGAGAGTAAATCCCAAATGCTTTCCATAACTTTCCCCTACGAGCTTTAGGTGAGTAGGCATTACCAGAACCCAAATCCTCTGCCTACCATCCATACTACTATACCACCTGCTAATACTAGTTCAGCCATAATTATTCTCCGTTTAGTGTATCGATTTTTTCTTCAAGTCTAATTAGATGATCCATGATCTGATCGAACTGGTCATCTGTTCTATTTACAATCCTATCTAGCCTCTGTTCAACTGTCTCACCCTTAAACTGAAGGATGCTGATAGCCTCTCTAAGATCATAGATAAATGTAAATCCTGCTATAATAATTCCTACGGTGGCTACGATGTGACCAAGAGAAACGCTCTTACTAAACTGAAATCCGTTTGTCATAATTCAATCTTCTCTTCAGGTTTTGGTGGCATAATAACATCCCAATTGCTTCCCTTAAAGAAGGCGCAAGCCACAGTTTGATTTGTTGCTGGGTTAGTTTTGTGAGCAAGAAAAGTCCATTTAGTATTATCAGGATTAACAAGAAGTATGGCCCCATCAAGATCACCGCCTCTCATTCTAACTATAGGTAGTTCGCGTATAGTCGCGTGATATTCAAGAGCCTCTTTAACTGAGTCCCAACATACACTGTTAACTGGTATTTCTAAAGCCCTCATGTCTGATGATGCAGGTAGAGATATTAGAAACAGGAATACTAAAAACTTCTTCAAAATGGAGTTCTATCCTTTCTTTTTTGCATTGCATATGGTTGACCGCCCTCAAAGTAATACTGAGAAATAAAAGGATTAAGATGTGTGATACCAGACCCTGTTGGCTTTTCAGATCTCAACCTACTTATTTCTTGATATAGGTCACTCACTGTATCTTCCTTTTGTGCTTGCCCCCTTGCTGTTAGCAACTTAACTATAGCATCCTGTGTTTTTGCTGTCTCCAAGCCCCTTAGATGAGCAGAGATCGAGCCTCCTTTTCTCCCCAAAAAGAATGGAAGAGAAAACATAGCCATAGGGATATCATGTGGCAATGAACCCATCAGGGACGGTTCCTTCGCTAGTTGAGTTACGGTCTTTCCTTGACCAATACCTGAGTGTGGAAGGTAGCCAGTAAGCGTTTCCTCACCAAGCTCATCCAGATTAAATAACATAAATCTCTTAAAATCATCCTCGTTACCAATAATCCGCGCAAGTCTTTCTTGGATTTCTTTTTTATTTTCCCCTCTTAAAAGCTCTCTAGGAGTTACTCCATATGACTTCACGACTCCACCATAAAACATATTCTTTGCATTCTGCAAATGTTCATTTGAAAACTGTGGAAATAGACTCTGATTAGCCTCATACCATTCTTCAAATCTCTTGTATCCTTCCCCACCATAATGTTGTGGAAAACTTAAACCAGATTTGTAAGCCTCTATATTAAGCCTACTTTGATTATATTTATGACTCGCCGCTCGATAGGCCGGTATTGCATTATATATTGCTTCATTCCATTCGTTAACCTCACGCATTATTCTATCTTGAACCCTCTTATCAGGAGCAGGAGATGTAGAATTTCTGGGGTCTTGAAACTTTGCATACTTGTAAGCATTCTGCTCAATATATTGAGCGTGTAATGGTAATATGGTATTGTTGTGCTTTGCCAAAATATGCTCATAACGAACCTTTCCATCGCTATCCACTATTTTTACTCTATTCAACAATTTACCTGATGTATCTCTTACTCTGTAGTATTCACCAGAATCAATAAGTTTCTTAGACTCAGATGTAGGAACCTGATATCTATTTCTTAAAAATTCTTCTCTTGTAGGTAGTGTGCCTTCATTTCCACCTCTCAACTCTTCTATAGTATCATCCCACGCCCTGTCTATATAATTTCGATCTTTCCCATGTCTGGCTTCCCACTTCCCCTCTTTTTTAATCAAATGTCTGAAAACATCTCTATTTAATGCTGAACCTTCCATCGCAGCATAAAGATGTTTATATTGATCTTTTAAATTTGCTTGAAGACGGTCTAGGGTGACCTTTGGAGATTGAACCCCACCAACAATATCCAGAAGAGTTTTTTCTACTCTTGGCATTTGTTCGTCTAAAAGCTGTTGTCTACCTGTTTGAGCAAAGAAAGCTCTATCTGGAGACTTAGAAGTAGCTTGACCATAGCTTCTTAGGAATGGTGCAAAAACTATTTGGGGGGCTTCTCCTTGAATAAATTTATTCAAGCTGTCTCTGGTCATAGTAAAAGCATCTATTAACGGTTTTCCTTCCCGACTCATTTGCTGACCAATCATAGACCATATCATATCTTCATTTATACCATGTTCAAGATATAAAGGCATCGCGTCTATCATGTCCTCTGCTATAGCTGTTATAGCCATAGAGTCTGGGCCACCTCTTCTTTTAAGATGATTGCTAAGGTCTTTTATCCCTACATAGGCTCTTCCAGCCATTGGGAATGCTGCACCAAATGCAGCGGCTATTCCATAATCCTTGAAAGCATTTGGCCCTTTAATTGAATTAAGAAATCTTTCGGTAGTAAAGGGGTCGTTTAAGTCGTGACCGTATCTCCAAGCAAACATATGAGCAAGCCCTTCAGCGGTGCTACCAGCAATATCTTTTGTGCCTTTCCAAATCTTTTGCCCATATCCTGCCATTGGGGTGAGTGCGGCTTTATTGCCTAGAAGAAACGCAAGAGCCTTTCTTGCACCAATAGACGCAATCCCTCCAGTAACAAGGCCACCAGTAAGCTCTCCTGTCATAGCTACACCCGGATATAAGTTACTGAATGCCTTATATGCTTTGAAATTATCCCCCCTCAAGGCTCCATAAGTTGCTCCCGAACCAATGCTATATCGACTCATTTCATCATAGAACTGTTTTGCTAATGGGAAGTTGGTTTCCCACTCTTTTACGGCTTGAGCGTGAGGAGAAAGCTCTCCTTTGGATGCTTTCATACCCAATTTTAACCTCTCCTTAAACCAATCACTTTCAACTTGCTTATCTGGCGAGGGTCGGGGGGTCATCTCTGGGTACAACAAGTTACCTTCTTTGTCTCTAACACGATGTAGATTCTTAACAAACTCCCTGTTCAAATCTTCTTCAGTATATTTACCTGATTCAATTAATTTTTTGTACTGTTCTGGATTAACATCTATTATGTAATCCTTACCATTCCATGTGAATAATTTGATTTTTACTGTGTCTTCCATGATTTATGGCACCAATTCAAAAGTAGGTGAAATTCCCGGCATCAATAATTGCATGTCATCTTTTTTCTCATCAGGGGTCAATTCCTCACTCCTACCAAACCCTTCCGTTTGCCACTTCCAAGTAGGTAGATCAAGTCTCATAATACTGTTGTATCTTTCTGGAGTCATTACACGATCAAATGATACCTGCTCGGTTCCCCTAGAAGACCAAGTATAATAAGGATCATTTTCAAACTGCTCTTTCTTTCTTTTAACAACAGATTTTAAGGTTCCTTGTATGGCATTAAGCATAACCAATGCTGCTTTAGCTACTTGATCTGTTTCTGTGGGAGATAAGAATTTCTGTTCTCCTGTTTTAATTACATTAACCAATCTCCAGAAATCATCAAACAGTGTTCCCATTGCAGCTTTCATTAAGGCCACATCTGACTCTCTAATAACACCGTTGGGGTCTTGTAACTTTTCAAGAAATCTTACCGCAGTCATTTGAGTAAGACCTTTATCCTCTTCTAAGCCATCAAGAATTATCGTAAACTTTTCATTGGTTTCATCCCAACTAACTAAATTCTTCTCAACGTCTGCTTTAGCATCTGTTACATATTTTTCTTCATTTTCAAGCGACCTTAAAGTTCTCATTTCCGTAATGCTGGTTTTTCGTTCCGGCAGACTAGGATCAAGAGTGCTGGTTACGGTAACCCTTAACGGAATCAACCCTCCGGGGTAATCTTTATACAGCTGTGGGTTTAACCATATGTCATGGTTTGGGCCGTAGTTAAGGGATGGCTTAAACTTAACATCCTTATAATCCTTATGGACAAAACCATTTTCATGTGCTTCCAACAATTCATCATAGCTACGGATTATTTCAGCTTCACCGACATCATTCCACAGTCTATTCTCAAGATCGTATTCCCACACATCTCCATACTGGTCTTTAAGCATTTTAACCATTTCAAGCCTAGCTTTAGGATTAAGGTCTTTTGTTTTTTCGTCAAAATCTCTCCATCCATCAAACGTCATACCCATCATTCTAGCAAGACCTGTACTGTATGCTTCATCTTCCTTTGCTTCTGACATAAAAGCTGCTGCCGACTGTTTATCGAACCGCTCTATGTCGCCTATAGGGATATTAGGATTTTGTTTTCTCCATTCATCTCTGGCTAGTTGCTGAAATTGCAACTTAGTTATAGCTTGTATTTTTTCTCCATTTAGTTCAGTGCTAGAAGTTCTCTTCCTGTCGGCTGCTGCTAAATTAGAGATCAAAGAGTTCTGCATAGAAACCACTAGATTTGTGTTGAGTTCATAAGGCTTCCATTCTTGCTCCTCATTTTTCACAGCAGACTTATTTGCAGCTAAAAACTCCCTTGGAGTCATTTGTTTGTTTACTAGCTTACCATTCTGAATTCTAGTGTAGTAAGCTGGTTTATCTGGCTGAACTAGATCAGAAAATATCTCATCCATACGTTTACTGACATCGGGAAGTTTTATGTTCCAATCTTGTTTTAACTGATAGTATTCTTCAGAAGTCTTTGGCCTCTTCTCGAAAGAAAGATTATTAATTCTAGCCTCTATTTCGGCAAGTCTATTTTGTACAACCTCTCCGGCCTTAAACTTTTGTACGTCATCTTGGTATTTCAAATCTTCTAATTTGAGCTTCCAACCGGCTGCAAGAATTTCTGGAGTAATATCGTCTGGATACCTATAAAGATATTCAAGTTGTCCAGTATCAGCATTTCGCCTACGGAGAGTTTCCATGTCACCTAGCTCAACCCATTCTGACATACTCTCCAATATCTTTATTTGATCTGGGCCAGCGTTCTGACTATCAAGGAAGTCAATTAACTCCTTGTCTGTTAGTTTTCCATCCTTTTGAATCTTCTTTAATACGTTGGATGTAAATATCCTGTTAGCCTCAGACTTTGCTATCCCTTTTGCTGGATCAACAGCAGAAGAAGAACTCCTTCTCTGGGGGAGATTAACATTTATACCAAACACAGAAGCTAGATTGGCTAACCTACGAGTTTTATCATATTCTGCATCCAGTATTGCATCTCTTTCTTGTTGAGATTTTGCAGCAAAAGTTCTGAATTCATCAGCTTTTTGTTGGCCAATAGCTTGGACATCAGTTTTATCGAATTCCACATTTCTAGGTAACCTAAGAGGCTCTGTCGATACAGGTTGTGCTAAAGAAGTAGGTTGTGCTATTGATGAAACCTGAGAAAGCATATCAGGAATATGTCTCTCTGCCAAAGGAAAGTTTTCTTCTTCGCGTATATCTCCAGCAACCTCCATAGCAGCGTGAGAATCAAATCCGTAAGTTCTCCAAAACTTTTTTCGCGCTTCAGTCCATGTATCCCATCCGACAGGCTGAGACATTCTTTTTTTAGCCATTCTCTCGGCTGAGTATATATCTATCATTATGAATTCCTAAAAATATTTGGCCGTTTTCTATAAAGGTCATCAATAGATGCTATCTCTGGAGACAGGATATCTACTGGAGCCATTTTTTGAGGAAAAAGAGAGGTCATCATATTGGGAGGGGCTTCTCTTGTACCCATACTTGTGGTAAAGGCTGGAGCTAAATCCCCAGTTTTTTGTGCCATTTGTTTATAAATGTTATCTCTCTCCTCTCTTTGACCTCTCACCTGTTCCCAATCAGATATGGCTTGTTGCCACTTGGCTTGCTCATCAGACTGAAGTATTTGGTCATCACCAGCAAAATCTTCCCATCGTGGTTTTGGAGCAAGAGGTTTTTTATTCCCAAATAAGCTAAATGTCATAATTAAGCCCCCAGTATGCCAATGAGCTGGCCTAATGATGAGAGTGCGCTAGGAGTCTGGGTGGTGGTTCCACCGTAGTCTCCTGATATATTAGCCATATATTGAGACAGAGCATTCTGTGGTGCGCCTACTTGATAGGCATACTTTTGTTGAGCTTGGTTTAGAGCTTCTTGACTCATAGCCCTTCTTTGCGCTCCTACATCTCCAATAGCCTGATACATTGAAAGAGGTGCGCCCATAATAGATGGATAAGCTGCCTGTCCTGTTTGCATCTGACCAAGCCTCATTTGAGCAGCAGGGAACCTCATTCCTTGCGCTTGCCCATAAGCTCCTGAGTACATATTGGCTAGGTTTTGAGCCAAGTTCTTGCTTGCTGCTGTTTCAGCCATACCTTGAACAATGTCTCCTCTTGATCCACCTCCCGGCTGATATTGAACCATTTGCTGTCTAATAGCTGGCATAGCCTTAGAGAGTTGATCTTGATACTGTTGTCCATACATATCTGCCATCATTCCAAATGGAGTCCCTGCACCATAGTTCACATTACCAGCTAAAAGGTCATTCATTTGAGGAGTTGTAAATGGCGTTCTACCTTGCATTTGACCTAAAGTAGTTTGTTGAGCCGCTTCTTGTAAGGCTCCTACTCTTGGCCCCATTGCGTAACCCAACACAGCTTGCTGTGCTGCTGTCTGGCTAGGATCGAACCCTGCTAATGTAGCTCCCGGATAGTAATCTGGTACGCCTTGCCCATAGAGCCTACCTGCCTCTTTGAATCCTGTCTCAAGGTAAGGTTTTTGTTCATCCCACGGTGCTGTTCTTGTTGTTGCTCCACCTGCC